CAATGCGATTCAGGAAGACAATCAAATTGGGAAAAGGTGTAAATCTAAATTTCAATAAGAATTCCGTTGGAATGTCTGTTGGAAGTAAAGCAGGAAGAATCACTGTGAATTCAAAAGGAAGAAAGACAACAACCATGCATACACCAATCAAAGGTGTCAGTTTTGTCAATACACAGTCATCTTCAAATAAAACACCTTCAGAAGCTATTTATGTTCCAGCAAAAGAAAAGAAGAAACTAAAGACAAGTAAAGGAATGATGATTGCAACAATATTTCTTGGATGGTTAGGTGTCCAAAGATATGCATCAGGTCAAATTGGTTTAGGGATTCTTTACACCTTGACATTGGGACTTTTTGGAATCGGATGGATTTATGATATTTACAAGGAAATCAAGTTCGTGCTGTTCTAGGTGTTCTTGGTGTTCTTGGTGTTTTATCTATAATACTTTTAAGAAAATAAAGATGAAACAATAAAGAACTAAAAAAATATAAATATATATAGTAGTATACAACCAAGAACACCAAGAACAGGAGAACACCAAGAACAAAAAAATAAGACCTAACTATTGGGGTAGTTAGGTCTTATCAAAGGATTGTGCTATACACACAAATTTAACCAAAACAAGTATAACACAACCCTTTGTTAAAGTCACCCAATTTTAAGAAAGGATGTGTTTATTTATGCGTTTACCAAATGGTTTTGGAAGTGTTTATAAGTTATCAGGAAACAGAAGGAAACCTTGGGTTGCAAGGAAGACAACAGGATGGACATTTGATGAAGAAAAACAGAAGTCTTATCCAATCTATGCTTTTGTTGGATATTATAAAAGTAGAAAGGAAGCATTGACCGCCCTTGCAGAATACAATAAAGATCCTTATGACTTACACCACAACACAATCACCTTTGCTGAAGTATTTGAAAAGTGGTCTGAAGTGCATTTTCCAAAGGTGTCTGATTCCAATGTGAAAGGATATAAAGCGTCATTCAGAGCCTGTGAGAAATTGCACAACATGAAGTTTGTGGAAATCAAACTTGACCACCTGCAACAGGCAGTTGATGAATCAGGAAAGAACACACCAACACTGAAGAAGATGAAAATCCTGTTTGGGCTGATGTATGACTATGCAGTGATGCATGAAATTGTGACTGCTGATAAAAGGGATATGGTCAGATATGTTGATATCACCAAGGCAGGAAACCCAAATGCATACAATAGAAAACCATTTAGCAAGAAACAGATTGATATGGTTTGGAATGTAAAGGATTCTAATATTTATTATTCTGTTATCCTAATGCTGATTTATACAGGTGTTAGAATTAGTGAATTACTAGATCTAAAAAAGGAAGATGTGCATCTTGATGAAAGATGGTTCTATGTAAGGGAATCAAAGACAAAATCAGGAATAAGAGAAGTTCCAATTGCTGAAAAGATTGTTCCATTCTTCCAATATTGGTTAGATAGGAATTGTGAATATCTGATTTGCACACCTGATGATAAGCATTTTCGTTATAGAAACTACTATGACAGTTATTGGACACCACTGATGGAAGAATTAAAACTTCAGCACCGCCCACATGATACAAGACACACCTGTGTGTCATTGCTTACTGAAGCAGGTGTTGATGAAAGAATCATCAAGAAGATTGTTGGTCATAAGGGACAAGGTGTCACACAAACAGTTTATACACATATTGAATTACCATTCAAACTTGAAGCTATAAATAAGATATAAAATAAAAAAAAAGACCTGATATAACAAATTGTTACATTAGGTCTTTTATTTTAGAATATATTTATTTTCTATGTTTAAAAAGAATTTTATTCCATGATTCTCTAAATTCTTTATTGTGTGGATTGATTAATTTTCTTGTTTCTAGTGTGTTACTAGCATGTTACTATTAGACACAAATTCTTAGATTTTGACAAAAAGAAAAGACCCAAGGAATGTTGAATTTCCTTGGGTTTCTTATTGCTCTCCTCAGCAATAAATTAACGTTTAGATAATTCCAAAATAACTGTGTTCCTTATATTATAAGGCTTTCTGATGTGTTTGTAACTCTTTTGTTACTATCATGTTACTAATGCAAAAGTCTGTTTACTTCTGCTTGAACAGCAGAATCATCCTAATACCATCTTCTTGATGTTTTTTTCTTGACTCTTCCTGTGTTTTATCTTTTTAATTTCTTAGCATATGCAAGTGATTTTTTACCAAACATTCCATTAATCTTTTTAAATCCGCAATGACGCATGAATTCATTTACTGCTTCTACAGTCTCATCTTCATAATCACCATCAGCACCATACTGTTTTAATGGATATCCTGCCCAAATCAATAAGTTCTGAAGTCTTTTTACTTCTAATCCTTTATCACCTTTCTTAAAATATCCTCTTTTTGGTAATTTAGGAAAAACTCCATCATATTTTTTTGGTGCTTTTTTTACAGTATTTACACGTCCACCACTTAAAATTGCTCCAACATGGTGTGCAACTTTATTAAGTATATCACCATTTCTTTGCCACTTTATAATTTTGGTATGATCGCCATTCTTATAGTGCTTTGTAAAGAATGTAAAATCTTTTGGATATTTAGATCTGATATCATCTTCCAATGTTGAAGTCGTATTTAGCGGATTGATCTTCTTAAATCCAGCAACGATAAGACCGCAAGAAACTAGCGATGAGCAATCACATTCACATTTTTTTTCTAGTCTTGTGTAGTTGTAATCTAATCTTTTTAATTCATAATTCAAAGTCCATCTTTCGGATTGGTCATATCCGACTAAAGATGTACTGCAAGCCCACTTCATAAAATTGATAAATTTTTCTCGCTTTTTTTTGTCTTTAATGCGGATGCATACATCCCATCCGCCTTTATAAACATAAGCCTCTTGCGTGGAAATTTCTTTGGCTGTCTGAGATCCAGCCTTACCACCGCTTATTTTCCCACGTTCATCAATTCTAGCACTACCAAAAATCATTTATAAGCCCTCTTTCTCTTCTAATTTTTCTAATTTTTTTTTGAAATAACTTATGCATTGTTTGACATATTACTACCCATTGTCTTTATTTTTTAGATATTCATCAATCATCTTATTCATTTCTTTAATTTTTTCATTTAGGTCATCACTGTCTTCATTGCTAATAATAGAATTTGAGACATTATTGATGACGTTCTCAATTTTTTTAGGGATTGGTACTCCTACCAAATCGAGATTTTCAAGTACAGATACACCTTCCATAAAAGCAATATAGAAACTTACACAGTACAGAATTTCAACTGGTAGCGTTACCGCATAGCATACTACACCGACTGCAACGATAAGCATCATTTCGCCAACTTTTTTTACAATTCCGTTTCTCATTTTTGAGCTTTGCACTTTTTTTGAAGCCCATGCATTAGCAAATCCTGTAATGATATCAATAGCCATCAAAATGGCAGGCAACAAGAAAGACCACCCAAAATTCACATAATGCAATTTTCCAACAATCTTAATAATTTCAATCATCTCCATTTTTCTCCTTTGTACTTAAAAAAAGGCTGTACTTTTAGTACAACCTTTAGATATTTAATTGTGTTGACGACTTATGCCTGACCTGCTAAATCACGACAATCAAGGTCAATCAGAACCTGAATAACCTTGTCCTTGATTCTTGCAGGGACATCATCAATTGTCTTCACACCTTTGATAATAAGTGTTGCATATACGACTGCCATGTTTTCCACTTCCTTTCTAAATAAAATATTTATGATAAGATTGGTTATCAACCTTCATCACCTACTTCAGCAAGTTCAGGATGACCTTCTTTGATCAATTCCTGCCTGACTTCATCTTTGATTCTTGTTGGTACATCATCAATGGTTTTGATTCCCTTGATGATAAGTGTTGCATAAATCTTCACCATGACAATTCACATCCTTTCTATGCTAACATTTCATACACGTCACACAGTGCAACCTGTGTCTGTGTCATCTGTTCTTCAAGACTTGCATTCTTTTCTGCCTGAATCCTGATATATTCATCTTTGTCATACTCTGTCAAAGTGAATTCATACATTGTGACTTCATCATCTGATTCAGGATTCTTCACCTTGATTTCAGTGATATTTTCATAGCTGAAGACCTTTGATTCAGTGATTTCCACATCTTCAGGTTTCACTGTGCTTCTTTGTGTTCCATACTGTTTCATGCTACTTTTCCACCTTTCTTGACATTCAATTCATAATATTTAGTTGCATATGGAATCAATGGTTCAACATATTTCTGTGTCAGTCTGAAACAATTTCCATGCTTAGTCCAACCTTTGTAAGAATTTATTGAACACCATTCTGAATAGTTCATCATGTTCCCTGATTCAACTTTCTTCTTTATCTTTACCATTTTCTTCTTCATGTCTTTACAGGTCTGCTTTCTTAGTAACACATAGGAAACAAACACTCTATAACCAAGGTAATCAATACCCCTGACATAAGTTGGAAACACTTGATAATTCTTCTTGATTTTTAACTTCATATTTTTATGAAAGTATTCATTGATTTCATTCAGCAACTGATGCAGTTCTTTCTTAGTTCTTGCAAGAATTACAATGTCATCCATGTATCTGAAGTAGTATTTGACATGCTTGACTTCTTTTATCCAATGATCAAAATCACTGAAGTAATAATTCCCACTATACTGCGACAGATAGTTTCCAATTGGAATCCCTGTGTTTGGATCAATGTCTTCATCTAACAACCATATTGAAACAAGGTCTTCATCTTCTGCTGTATTGATTGAATCAATGATTTCATCAAGAATCCAAAGAAGGTCATTGTCTTTGAACATCTTTCTGTATTTCTGTTTCAGAATGTCATGATTCACTGATTGATAATAATGTCTTGCATCTATCTTCAAACAATATTGACAGTTTGGAACGTCATGTTGAACTGCTCTCATTACTCTGCTAAGTCCTTTATGAATTCCCCTGTCAGGTATTGCTGAAAAGGTATCAGAAATAAGGTGCTTGATTAAATATGGTTCAATTACCTGCAAGATTGCCCACTGTGCGACCCTGTCAGGAAAATAAGGAAGTTTATAAATCTTTCTTGTCTTCCCATGCTCATTTTTATAGAACACTTCATATTCAGATGTATGATAGGTTTTATTTATCAGCATGTCCTGCAATTCCTTCAGGTACTTGTCAGGGTCAGAATCAATCATTTGTACTTCTGCATACCATCCTTTCCCTTTCTTTGCATGTTGGTGTGCCAACTTCAAATTTTCCATATCATAAATCTTTTTATATAAATGTCCATAACGCTTCATATAATCACAACCACCAATTCTTTCTGTCATTTTTGTATGCGTGTTTCTGATTCTTCAACTTCCTTTCAGGATTTACCAAAACAGATTTATTCCATGTGCTGTCATCAATGAATGACAGGCTTTTGTGTTTTGCCAAGTGGCAGGGTCAAGTAATTTCCACAATTTTTTATATG